GCTTCATTGTCTTTATAGGTTAGCACTTCAAGTTCTGCATCTTCATCTACCAGCACTTGTTTATGCGCCCAGAACTCATTGGTTGGGTTGTAGTCAATCCAAATGTCACCGCTTGTTCTTATAGCTAATTGGTTGTAGGCGTCAAAGGGTATGTTGTTTGCTTCATTCACATATAGAACATTCCTTCTTGCCCCTCTTAATTTGTCTGGTTGGTCTACACTAAAAAATTCTATATAACTACCATTACCAAATGTGTACTTTAAAGTGGACTTATTAAACTGACTATCCCTGTACCTATTTAGCATAATCATTATCTTTAAGAAGTCTTTTAATGCACCCCTTCTTAAATGTGGTATTGATTCTGAAACTACACTAACCTCCAAGTTAGGTTCTTTAATTGCTTTATCAATAAGCAAGGGCAGAATACCAAATGTTTTACCAGCTGACGTTCCACCCTGTACAACTCTTTTACGAGCCTTTAGACGGCTCATCTTCTTTATTGCAGTAGTTAGTATAAATTCATTCATAGGATGCCTTAGAAGTCACCTAATGAGAAAATAGGTTGTTCGTTGTTTAGTGTAATGTCTTTAGTTTCTTTTGGCTTGCCTGCATAGTAATTAAAGTATAACTGAACAAATTTAAAGTCTCCTGCTTCTACTCCTTTTTCTAATGCCTCATATGCTTTGTCTTGCATAGGACTAAGTCGTTCAATCATTGCTACTTCTTCAGCTTTGCTTGGTCTGCCTCCTTTGTTTCCTATCGTTCCTTTGTTGTTTTTTCTATTATCCATAATCAGTTTAAATTAGTTTACTAATTACCTTAAAAACAAGAAAATCAACCTATTGTTAAATTCTCATTTGATATGTACGAAATAGCTTTTATTAAATTTTGTTCATTTAGTCTAAACCATTCACCGCTCTCATTAAATGGAAGTAGAAATTTATGTGCTTTTCCTTCAAGGTCAAAAGCAAATTCACTTTGAATACAAAAAACTAAATCTGAATTTATATTATAGTGATTAAAATTTTTAATTCTTTTATTTAAGTCTGAAGTATATCCTACTTTGTAAAGGTTGTCTTCTCCGCTTATTATATAAACAAAGCCTTTATTGGTGTTTGTATTTTTACTTATAGAATATTCAACTTGTTTTAATGCTAAGTTTTTAATTGCTTCATCTTTTAGCATTTCTTGTATTAAGTTTTCACAATGCTTTTTAATTTCAAAAGATATTCCTATCCCTTTTTTTCTTCCCGCACCTATTCTTCTGCCTCCATTGTTTTTTCTTTTGTCTTCTTTCATAATCTTTTTACTGTTTTAATAAATCTGCCTGCTCTATCGTGTAAAGTTATTTCACCTTCATCGCTAACCATATAGTTGTTTATGTGTTGATTAATAAGGCTTTTTATTACCGCAGGTGGTAGGTTGTGTTTGCCTCCATCCCCCCCGTGTTTTAAATAGTATTGATAGCAGCGTTCTATTTCATCTCTTGTCAAAACAATTCTGTTTGGTTAATGTCTTGCTTTCTTATTATTCCTAATGCAGTTTCTAATATAGTTTTTCCAGCTTCATAGTCTACAAGGTTTCTTAATACATCCCTATAACCACCAACATTGGAACTAACCTTTATGTCGTGAAATTCTTCTAAAACTTTATGTTCGTTTTTCATAGTGCAAAGAATCCCATCTAATTTTCTTTCATTTAATGAGTTAGGTAAATTAAAGTTAGTCCAATATAAATGTCTGCCTCTTTTTTTTGCAGGAACTAATGGTTCATAATATGGAGTTACATTTTCAACACAATATTTTCCCTCAAAATGATTATCTAAGAAAATAATTTCTTCATATAGTTTCATATCTGGGAACTTAGGAATAAAAGTTTCTCTTGTTTTTTGTGTTATTCTAATCTTACTGTGTGTTGGACAGGGAGGGCTACTCCATATAAAATCAAACTCTTTGTAATGGTCTAATAGGTATTGGTGTGCATCTGCAACTACTACTTTGTCGTTAGGGAATCTCTCTTGGTATAGTTTTGCTAATTCCTTGTCGTATTCAACTGCGGTTACTTCTACATCTGTAACCTCATCCCATTTGTATCTGTTGCCTCCTAAGCAAGCGTATAAGTTTAGTATCTTCATTATATTGATTTTATCATTTTAATCATTGCTTCAAGTCGTAAGTGAACCAAGTCTAATTGTTCGTCTGTTAGTCCTTTAGTAAGTTCTTCTATTTTGTTTACTTTTATTGCATTTGTTTCTTCTCTTTCGTCTAATAGTTGTTCGTATTTCTGTTTTAAGTCTGTTAGTTGAAGTCTTAGTTGTTCGTTTATGTTCAATGCTTCTATGTATGTTACCCTGTCTTCTTTTATCGGGAACTCTTTAAATGTTTCGTATATCTTTTTTAGTTCTTTTCTCTTTACTACTTCTTCAAAGTTCTTTAAGTTGTGTAATACTGAACAATGGTCTTTGTTTACTTGTCTGCCTATTTCAGCTATTGGAAGGTTTGTTAGTTCTTTGGCTAACTTATAATAAACTGTTCTGGCAAATACATATTGATTTGTCTTTTTCTTTTTTGTTATGTCTATTTTTAATTCTGCATTTATGAAATCAATTATTTCTTTTGTCATCTTGTTCTTTGTATAAATTTAGTAATCTATTAAATCTCGCAAACTCTATCCCTAATTTAATTCCTGCACAAGCTAAGTATTCTTGCTCTTGTTCGTAGTGCTTTAAATGCGCCTGTAATGTTTCCAATGAAGGGTCATCTACTATTGTTGCTTCTACTGTAAAGAAGTAGTATAACTCTTTGTCGTTCCATTCATCCATTAATCAGTTCTAAGTTTTAAAAGGTGGTAACATTCTTCAAATCGTTGTCTTGCTTTTCCTTTGTGTAGTGTTTTAAATAAGTTGTATATTTTCTTTGTGTATTGGTATTTAGTTTGGCAGTCTGCTAAATACTTTTCTGCATATTTTTTACCAAAGCCTTTACAATAGTTTACATTGTCTGCCGTGTCTCCTATTATCATTTGTTCATAGAAATTATACATAGCTTCTTCTTCTGTTATGTCATAAACCACTTGGTGCTTCTTGTGGTAGTTGTACATCAAACAAGGGAATTGTTTATAGTCTTTATCTATGCTTACAATCATAACATTGTCCCTGCCTATCTCCTGTGATAGTTCAAACCAATACTTTGCAACAAGGTCGTCTGTCTCTATTCCGTGACCCCATATTGAGTTGTAGTTTTCTTTTACCCATTGGTGTACTTCATTTAATAAAGGTGGTTTAGGTGTGTTTATTCTGTTTGCTTTGTACTTTGGTGTTATTAGCTTTCTAAAGTTTCCTAATGAGCCGTTAAATACCTTCACTTCATCTATCTGGTATGTTTCTTCTAAGTCGTTTATTATCTTCATAAACACCTCGTCAAACTTCCCTGTAATGTCTTCTAAGTTGTCATAGTAAGGACTGTCTTCTGGGCTTTCTCTTTTCTTATAGCAACTTGAAAATACCAAACTGTCTGCGTCAAATAGTAATACCATTATCTATGATTTTCTTCTATGATTTTTTCTTTCAATACCTTCACAACATAGTCTGAAATTATGTCTGTGATGTCGTTTCCTTCTAAAAGGATTTGTTCAACTTCAAGTTCTTCTGGGTCACCTTGAAATTCATAACCTTGTGGGTCTTCTTTTACATAGTTACCAATAACTACAAATTCTAAATCTTCGTACTTTACTCCGTATTCCATTACTGTTTGTTTAAATAGGTTAATACTTCTTCTAAATCTTTTATTGCATATTCACGCCCATATAACTTGGCTATAAATATTTGATTCTCTAATTTTAAAATAACTTCTTCTTTTGTCATCTTGTTTGCTTTAAACAAATATAAACAATATTTTAACACAAAAAGCACTTTAACAAAAAATTAACAAAAAAAAAGGAGAAACTATTTGTCTCTCCATTGTGTGTAGCATACTGCAACCCTTTGCTGAATATTGGGGTATTCCATATTCATTGTGTCATCGGCAACGCATCGCCGCATAAATTGCTCTTGGTTTTCTGTTTCTTTTGGTT